TAAATGGTGGCTAAAACAACTACCAGCAGGGGTAAAGGATTCGGTTGAATATGTACGATAAAGTTATTTTTTTCAATCACTATGGAAATGGGGATTTGTTTGAATCAACCGCTTTCATAGAGGATTTGCATACACTCATTCCTGCTAAAGAGTATATATATTCACATGGTAAAAACTACAAGATATTTAAGCATCTTAACTGGCTTCAACAAGACAGGGAATATGTCAGTCATATTGACCATCGTGTTCCTACGATGGTAGAGGATAATTGTTTCTATTTCAATACATGGATTGGAAGAGATGGAAGATATGTTCTTCCAGGGATTGGTTGCACTCTAGAAATGTTATACCAGATGTACAATGATATGCTTGCTCCATATGGATTACATTTAAAGAAAAGTGTTTATGAATATATTCCAAACATTCCCCATCTTGAAAGTAATTTTATTGACTTTGAAGGAATCATAAAATATGTTGAGAAAGTTTATGATAAAAAGAGAGTATTAATATCCAATGGAAATGTTCAATCAAGTCAAGCATATAATTTTAATTTCGAACCTATTATAAATAAACTTGCTAAAAACTATCCAAATGTTGTCTTCTTTGTAACCAGTCCACTTATTTCTGAATTTTCTAATATTATAAATACAGAAAATGTAACCAAAGATTTAACAGGGTGTGATTTGCATGAGATAGGGTTTTTAGCAAACTATTGTGATTTGATGATAGGGCGTTGTTCTGGTCCGATTGTTTTTGCTCAACATAAGTGGAAAGTATATCATATGGGTCACAAATCATTATCATTTACCTATACCTACGAGGGATCACATTTCATTTTGAGTGATCACCTTCCGATGAAAAAACTTTGGTCTCCTGCTGTGGATGAAGATGAAGTTTATTATAGAATTGTCAAGGAGTTAGAATGAGTAAAACATTAATAGGATTCGTAACATTTGGAGGACTTATCTTTACTAAGGAATTAGTAAGAGGTATAAAAGAAACAGCCACTAAAAATGTAGATATGGCTGCTATTGTAGGAAAACCAGGAGATTGTGAAACAGCAGATTTTCTAGAAAGTGAGGGAATACAACATCTTGTTCATCAAGATAACATGGGATTTCCTTGGTCTGTAAATGATTTATATGATTATGCGTGGGTAAAAAATAATTATGACTATCTTATCATAGCTGGAAATGATACCATTCCCTATCCATATGCAATAGATGGCATGATAGAAGTTGCTGACAAAACAGATAATGAATGGATTAGTGCTTCTCAATATGATGTTAGAAGTTTGTGTTCTGAGTTTCCAGAGGTTAGAAATCAATTCGCAGAAGAGAGTTATAACATAAATGATTTCAGTCAAGAACCTTGGAAAAAATTCACGAAGTTTTCTAAAAAGAATAATGTAGAGGGGCAAGTAATAAAAGATGTACAGAATTTTTGTTTATATAAAAAATCAGTTTTTGAAAAAATAGGATATACAGATGTTAATTTCTTTCCAGCTTACTTTATTGATAATGACTATGCTAGGCGTGGCGTTAATGCAGAACTTAGAACCTGCAATCTTGATGGAGCAGTTTATTTCCATTTTTGGAGTAGAGTATTAAAACAAGTTGGTGGGGGTTCTAACTCAGTTTACTTTGCTAGAAACTCCTCTTTTTACAATCTTAAATGGGGTGGACCTTTTGGATATGAACTTCACAAAGTTCCTTTTGGTGGAGTACCATTTCCTCTTTGTGGTAGTGTTTTACTTCAACCCTCTCTTAAGATTGATTCTAGGGTAGATGAACCACAAATCATCAATTATTGGAAATCTTTGTAATGGCATTAATAGAAAAAACAACACAACAGGATTTAGCTCTATATGAAATACTTCGCAATCCAGTTCTATTTTCTGAGTTTATTCAGAACATAGATAAGATGGAATATGAAGAACCTTTTGAATTGACCTACTATCAAAAAGAATTCATTGCCGATTTCAATTCTACAGAAGCTTTATGTTGTGGTCGTTCTGTTGGAAAAACCGTATCTCTTACAAATTACATTTTATGGCTTTTAGTTTTTAATGTTTTTCCCGAAGATTATGTTGTTTATACAGTACCAAGTAAAGTACACCTGGAGCCTGTCTTTACTAATTTGATAAGAATGTTACGGGGAAATTCCTTTCTAAGAAATTTCTTAGATGGAAGAGGGGGAATAAACTCATCTGAATTTAAGATAACTCTTTTGAATGGGGCAGTATTACATTGTCGTATTGCTGGACAAACTGGAACAGGTGCTAACGTTATTGGTCTTCACTCCCCTGTTGTTATCCTAGACGAAGCTGGTTACTATCCCTGGGGAACATGGAAAGAACTGCAACCTATTCTGAATTCATGGACATCTGGATTTAGGTTGATAGTATCTGGAGTTCCTACAGGATTGCGTGAGAACAATGTTCTATTTCATGCAGATCAGGAAAACAGTACATATACAAAGCATAGAATCTCTGCATATGAAAATCCACGCTTTGGACCGGAAGAGGAACAGAAAGCTCTAGAAGATTATGGTGGGAAAGATACAGATGATTTCATCCATCTTGTTCTAGGACAGCATGGTAAACCAATCTTTGCATTGTTTGATAGGGGTCAGTTCGAAATCAAAACTTATCCTGTTCATAAATTACAGATAAATGGATTAGAGTTCAAAGAGAATATTGCAGAATACATTACACGAATCGCTGTATTTCCTAATCTAGATAAAAATGCAAAAGTTATTTTTGGAATAGACTTAGGTTATACAGAACCAACAGCTATTATTATTCTATATTTTGATACCTATGGAAGATTATTCGAACACGGAAGAGTTCAACTAAACAAGGTTTCCTATCCAATACAGGAAAGAATCATAGATAGATTGGATGATAAATTCCATCCTGCATTGATAGGAATAGATAAAGGTTCTGGAGGTTCTGGTATCCATGTTATTCAATCTCTTACAGAGAGTTTGGAATATCTCCATAAAGAATATAAAAAGAGAGTAGTACCAATTGATTTCTCTTCTAACATTGTGTTAGGAATGGATTCAGATGGAGAAGAAATAAAATCAAAGACAAAACCTTTTTCAGTATCTGTATTACAAGATTATACTAATAATCATAAACTTATATTTTCATCAACAGATATGGAATTGATATCTGAGTTGGAAAGAATGACTTACTCAAAAACTCCAACAGGAGATATTGTTTACAAAACCCTTACTCCCAAAGGGGGCAAGGCTGGTGAGGATCACTTCACCCAAGCGTTACTGTGCGCTTCCCTTGCTAATTATTTGAACACAGAATATATGATGTTTCAGCCAAATAGGGAAAAGTTAATTGGCTGTGGATGGATAGCATAAAATGGAAACAAAACAAACAACAACAAGAGCAAGTAGACCAAAACCACTTGCTATGGCGGAATATATTTATACACCTCAACAGGCTGGAAATCCTTGGAGTCCTTCAGATGTTGATAGATTTGAATCTATAGATGCCACTAAATTTGCGAAAATGACGGAGGCTTGTAGGTTTTTCTATAGGAAAGACCCCATAGCTTCTACCGTTGTCAATAAAATGGTAGACATTGGAATCAATGAACTCATCTTTCATAAGAACGGACTTACAGATAATGAGTTTAGGGTATTCAAAGCAATTGCACCGAAACTAAAAGAATTTGCAGAATGCATGGCACTAGAGTTTCTAATTTCTGGACTTGTATTTCCAGAAATAATCTATGCCCCATTAGGTAAAGATCCACTGAAAGATTTGGGAATCAAGAAATATGAAACCGTTACCCTTCCTGAAAATATGTGGTTGAGAGACCCTGCTACAATCATTATTGAAAAGAACATGCTTACAGATGAACCCTCATATTATATTGAAGTTCCAGATGATATAGTCTATTTCATTCAACATAAAGGTCAATATCAAAGTGGTAAATGGGATGTTCCTATGTATGAAGAAATAAAAGCTAGATACCCTGCATTTGTATTGGCAGTTGAAAATGGAGAGACAACTCTAAAACTAGAGAATAACCATGTAATTAGAAGGCGTGTTTTGGCTGATACAGGATACCCACTTTCATATATTTATTCAGCAATAGAATCCATGAAACATAAGAGAAATCTTAGAAGAATGGATTACTCAATCGCCTCTCGTGCTATCTCTGCTATCATGCTTGTAAAACTTGGAGATAAAGATTTCCCATTACTAGAAAAAGACGGGGATAAACAATTAGCACAGATTAAAAGTCAGTTGGCATGGCGTAATACATCCGACAGAGATATTGAAAGAATCTATACTTTATATGGAAATCATACACTAGATATTAGTTGGGTATTCCCACCTTTGGAAGCCCTAATGGATGATGCTAAATATAGAGATGTAAATCAAGATATAATCTTTGCCCTTGGATTCCCTAGAATTCTAATCACAGGTGAAACAGAAAAAAGTAGCACATCTGATCCTCAGTATGCTACCATGTCTCCTGTTAAAACTATGGAAAATTTCAGAGAAAAAATTCTAGGAGTTTTAAGAGATATTATAAAAGAGGTGTCATTAAGAAATGCTTTTGCCAGCGTTCCTATTATAAAATTCGCACCTTTACAGTTATCTGAATTTGCAGCATTTGTTGCAGCGTTGGATAAAATATACCAAGCAGGAAATCTTTCAAGAACAGAATATGACAAATATTTTGGTTATGATTTCGAAGATGAAATGGAAAAAAGAGCGGATGAAAATGCAATACTTAAGGCTAAAGGACTTGAAGAATTTGCTCCTACTCCTAATAGTAGACCACCAGTAGGAGCTACTACTCCTTCTGATGGGAAACCAGCAGACAAAACTCCTGCAAAACCTGACAAAACTCCTGCAAAAAGTGGGTAATTGAGTCTATATTATACATTAAAATGAGTATTGTGGTATACTTATTAATAGTGAAGAACTATGTCAAAGAGACTGTAGGTAAGACAGTCTTGAGAAGAGGTATTTAATTAATGGAAAAAGCATCAAAGTTATTGACAGAATTTCTAATGATAGAGAAATTAGCCGATGATGATGAAGCGTTTGCGTCATTCACCCTAAATCCAACGGTTACTTGGACCAAGTTTGTTCTTGCGGATGATAAACCAAATGCTAATCGGCAGAGAGTTCCTGTAGAGGAATTTGAAAACCTCATCAAAACTGGCGTTTTCATGCCTATCAAGATGGCTGAAGGAAAGATTAATGATGGTCATGATGGTGCTAGACCAATCGGTGTCATAACTCATTTGAAAAAGTTAAAAAATCAGATTATTGGATTAGCGGCTCTATGGAGTAAAGAAAATCCAAATGACATTGATTTTGTAAAACAAGCCTATGCTGAGGGGAGACCCTTACAGCTTTCGTGGGAAATATTGTTTACAAATTCGACTGTTTCAGATGAAGGAGTTGAGGAACTCCATGATACCGCTTTAAGAGCAGTTACCTTAGTGGGGTTGCCTTCTTATGAAGGAAGAACACCAATTTTAGAGGTGGCAGCTAAAAAAACAGAATCGGAGGATGAATCAATGGAAGAATTAGAAAAGCTGCAGAAAGAATATGCAGAATTAAAGGATTCCCTTGTAGAAAAAGAAAAACTAATTGCCGACAAAGAGAAGGCTCTTGCTGATAAAGATGTGGAATTTGCTACGTTGAAACAGGAAAGAGATTCTCTTGCTGAGTTTAAACAGACAATTGACAAGGAAAAAGAAGAGGCTGATAAACTGACAGCCATTAAAACACAGTTCAAAGAAGCAGGACTTGAGAAGGATGATGAATATTTTGATAAAAATAAGAAAACCCTTTTCGCAATGGAGAAAGAGGAACTTGACTTTTTTGTTCAAGAAATCGTTTCTTTCAAACCAGCCGAAGCTTCTAAAAAGGGAAAGGAAGGCAGTAATCCAAAAGTTCCTGCAATTGGGAACAGCAATGGAGAACTTGACCCTAAGAGTCTCGCTGAGTATTTAAGAAAATCTAACGAGGCTAAGAAATAATTTAGGAGGATTTGGAACGTGGAAATAAACAAATATGATAGTGAAATCGTTGGTGTTGTTCCAACAGCCGACGTTGTAGAGGGTCGTATCGGTATTCTTACCAGTCATGCATTTAATTATGATTGGGGAAGCAAGGTAGACCTGCCTGGATTTAAAATTCCAGCAACTGCTGAAGAAGCAAAAAACGCAAAACAGATTGTTACTTGGGCTGTAGATAATAGACCTACTCCTCTCTTTAGTAATATTCCGAGTTTTACTTGGGCATTACGTCAGGGATGGGAACAAACAGGGAACGCTCCGTTCTCTTCAACTATTTATCTAACCTACCCTGGTAATCAGCATGGTAGAACAATCCCATCAGGTGTTCCTGCACTAGCTTTCGGAAAGGGTACTTATACTCTTCCTTCTGGAAACTACATCAATGACAACAACCTAAGAACTCCTGGTAAGCTATTGCAAGTAGCTAATACTGCGGAAGATTCAACTGACGCAGGTAAATTAAAATATCTTGCAACAATGAGTGATAGAAAGGTCGGACAGGTTGTAGAATACCGTTCAAACGGTGATCTAGTGTTCGAGCTTGATTAATAACGGAGGAATATAAAATAACATGGGAGAAGAAAAATACGAGGAAGCCATCGCTAGTTTGATGAAGGACAAAACTCAGCGTGAAGCTTTAGCACAAATGATTGTGGAATATGTTCAGCCAAATCATATTACTACAGATTTTATTAGTATGATAATGAGCACTCGCAATCTACAGCCTGGTGATTCTTTAGTAAAGAAAATTCGTAAAGGGATTAATGTTCGTACTTGGGTTCCAGGTTCAATCGGATTGAAGAGTGAAATCACCGTAACTGATCGTATCAACTATATTCTGGATTCAGCTATAGTTGGTGTGATGGCAAACGAGTGGGAACTCGCATCTGGTGAAATTGGCACAATTGGAAGCATTAAGGCAGAAGCCGGAGCAAAACTTCGTGACTACTACATGAACAAAGTATTTACTGCTTTGACAGGTGTATGGTCTTCAGGTAATACTCCTTACAACTATGCCTACTGCGGTTCGGTTGTAACAAATACTGCTCTTGAAAATATGATTGATAGAATCAATCAGACTACAGCAGGAGCAAAAGCTATTATTGGTGTACGCTCTGCTGTACAGCCCATTAGCAAATTCGCAGCTTTTTGGTCAAACGGTGCAACAACTGG